GTTGGGCTATGAGTTTATTAACTCTGAATGCCTCTGCCATGAGTTGAGCTTCTGGATAATCTAACTTAGAAAGTATCTCTTCGTCAACCTTTGGTTCATTAGTTGGTGTGAACTCTTTAGGTTTCCATCCTCTCAACTCGGTTAGTCTCTTAGCTATATGTTTTCTAGAGTTAGGATTAAAATCTACAATCTTTATTTTACTGTACGTTCCATTCTTTCTCTCCCCTTCATCTACAATCCAAGAACCAAATACTTCCTTTAGTTCCTTCTGTAATCTATCTCTCTTCTCTGCTAGTTTAGCGTACAACTTAGTAGCTTTTCCTACATCAAATGGAAAACCATTATCAGTCTGCTTCAAACAAATAGTATGTATTTCATGTTCAAGCTGTACTGATTCATCTGAAAAATTTGCTTCAAGTAACTTACAGTATAGTTTATAATTAAGTTCAACATCATTCTCACAGTACTCTAACATCTCATGACTGAACTCTTCAAACTCATCAAAGTCATTCTTTGGAAAGTTAAGCCGTTGACCCCATGATTTTAATGAGTGTCTACCATACTGGTCTTTATCAATAGCTTTATTGTCTGCATCCCTTTGTCCTCTGTTTGGGTACACTAGTTTAGACCAGACAAGTGTATCTCTTATAATTTGTGTAGGTTCTGGTTCAAATTTGAAAATCTTTTTCAGGGCGGGTAGGTCAAAATTCAAAATGTTGTGTCCTATAATCTCCGAAAAATTTTTCAGCAAAAATATTGCATCATCAAATCTTAATCTAGTTTCTTGTCCATCAAATGAATGCATCTTATCATTGTCAATATCATAGATAACTATGCAATGAACCTTAGTCATAGTCTCTAAGAGTCCATCAGTTTCTATATCAAATATGCATTTACTCATGTTCCCCCTCAGTTATATCCTTTATCATTTCAGCCATTGAGTTAAGACACATCTGGCAGAATGTAACTGGCATCATACCAAACATACCTTGTACTCCTTCACCTTCTTCATGCTCAGTCTGTCCACATATTGTACATGAATCAGAATGTAAGTTTTCAAAAAGATTCATTAGAATTCTTCCTCTTCATCATCAAATGGCATCTCATCTTCAGGTACTTCAGTCAGTCTACCAGTTTTATGATTGTAGTCTAAATGACATGCAACACCAGTCTCACCTGTCCACCTATTCTTTAATACACGAACAGTAGTACGATCTGGATTATCACCTTGTTGATCTCTTTCACACCCAATAACAATATCAGATAGCTGACCTATAGCCGCAGATCCTCGTAGCTGAACCATGCTAGTTTGTGCTCCATCTTCATGGCCTTTGTTACCTTGTGGTCTTTTAAGATGGGACACTAGTATTAAACCACAATTTACTTCTTCAGCTAAACCTCGTAACTTAGTCATCAGGTTATCTATTGTTCTTCGTTCATCTCCTTCTTCTATACCTGATACGACAATAGATATATGATCCAAAATAATGAAGCTACATCCACAGGCTGTAACCATGTAACGTATCTTGTTAAGAAGGTTGTCACCTTCAAGTGAACCCCAATGATCATATAAATATATCCTACCAGTATCAAGTGTATGGTCAAAAGCATCTTTAAACTCCTCATCTGTTACCTCTATGTTACCTAGATGCAATGGTTTATTTAAATATAATCCCATGAAACCTAGACCAGTCCTCTTGTTAGACTCCTCTAATGCAATATATCCTATAGTTTCCTCTTGATTAAGAACATGATTTGCTAACTCTCTACAGACTTGAGACTTACCTATTCCTGCACCAGCAGTTACAGTAACTATCTCTCCTCTTCTCATACCAAGAGTCTTTTTATTTAACCCTTCATATGGATAATTACAGGATGCAGTAGAATCTTCAGCACTAACTATGTCCCATAAATCCTTACCATTAACAATACCATCTGGTCTGTATACTCTAGCTTGCCATATACAATTAATTAACTCACTTACTCTACCTTTAGTAAGCATCTCGTTTGCATCCTTTAAAGGTAACTTAGCTATCTTAGCCTTACCCGGAGGTAGTACTTGTGCACATTCTCTTGATGCTTTAACTCCCGGCTCATCGTTATCAAAGCAAAAGATAACTTCTTCATAACCAGTTAGTAACTCTATACTCTTACGAATAGCTTTGGAAGCACCTGCTGATCCATTAGGTACTGAGTATACAGGCCACTTGTTACCTTGTGCTTGTGATACAGACAATGCATCTATCTCACCTTCACAAACAATAGCTTTCTTACCTTTCCCAGACCACAGATGTTCTCCATACAATCCTGCTTCCTTTATGTTACCTCTTGTATGGAAGTCTTTATTCTTAAACCTAATCTTCTGTGCTACTTTATTTCCACTTGCATCCTTATAGTTAGCAATCTGTACTGGCTGTCCTCCAACTTCTCCAACCACATAATCCCACTTCCTACAAGTATCTAATGAGATACCACGAGCACTAAGGTTTGTTGCTTCACCGTCAACAAAATTCATATCCTTATCTCCTTTATTCATTACTACTTTATGTTCTCCTCCTGCTTTTTCTCTATAATTACAACCAAAGCAGTACGCATGTCCATCATCATACCTAGCAAGATTATCTCTTGATCCACACTCAGGACAAGGTTCATGTTGGACAAACTCACTATCTTCGTGTGTGTTTAGGTAGTCCATGTCTTTGTACCATCTTCACTTTCCAGTACTACCTTACCAACATAAGAGTATCCTATACTATTTAAAAACGTATGGAAATTTTCTAGTACATCCTGTAATGAGTCAGCCTCAAAGGACATCTTAGTTCTCTTAGTTGTTATCTTCCTCCAATCATCTAATGCTTCATATGAAAAATCAAAGCACTCTTTTATTTCATCTGGATCTGGCTGTTTATCTTTCAACAATGATTTCATGTTCCCCTTTATAAATCTTTATATTTGAATTTAAGTAAACCGAAGTTTTCTTCATTAAGTTCCCACCATTTACGTACATCAAATGAGGGGCACTGTGTTTTCTCCAAATCTCTATGTCCTATTACTTCAGCATCAGAATACATAAACTTTAATGTCTTAAGTAAGACAAAGAGTGACTCAATCTGTTCCTTACCATAGTCAGGTGCGTGTATTCCTCTTGTATTCTTACCACCTGACAAACAGACAGCGATAGACTCCAAATCATTCTCACGTACATGAGAACCTACTTCATTTGGAGGTCTACCGCTTTGAATAGTACCATCTCGTTTAATGAAAAAATGATAGCCAACTTTTAACTTACCTTTTTTCCTATGCCACTCATCTACATCACATAATGAAATATCTTCATTAGGTTTTGTGTTAGTAGCATGAACTACTATATACTTAGTTACCTTTCTTCTTGCCATCCTTTGTCCATTCGTGAGGTACAATCTTTTCTGAGTACAAGAAGTTGTGTTTCTCACACCAACTTGCACATGTTAATCTAGAGCCTTGAATACGACTGTTTATATTTGAAAACACAAATCGTATATCAAGTTCTGGATGTTGCTGTTTAATTGACCTGTGCATCCTCTGGTCTTTATATCTGAAGTAGCCTTTTGCTTCAATTATAACACCATTTGGTAACACAAAGTCAGGTTTGTATTTGTGTTCAACGAAGTAAGCAACGGACATTGGCTCATACTCAAAGTCGCATTTACGTTTTGTTAAGTTGTCCGCTATCCGTTGCTCTAATCCAGATCTAAAAGTCACCGGACTTTTCTTCGTCATCATCAAAGGCATCTCCTTCTTCGGTGGAGTTGTTACCTTCTTCTACTACTACCTCGTAGCCTTCTTCCACTTCAAATACGTCATTAGCGTTTCCATTTGCTACGTACTCAACAAGTTTCAGAACTTGAACCATGCGTAACCTGAGTTGTACACCAAGAGATGTTCCATGCTCGTAAGGTGCAATCTCATAAGCTACCCTTCCAATAGTACCATTACCAACCTTTATTGTGGAAGGAAGTGGTTCTCTATTTGGGCCGACTACTATTGGTCTCTGAGTAAAGGATTGTCCAGTCTTGGAGTTTGTCCCTGATGCCTTCAGCTTGAAGTGGAATTCAATTCCTTCCTCCATACCTTCTTCATCAAGTGACACCTTATATGGCAAATACTCTTGCCACTTCTTAGCAGACTTTTGTTGACACCTTTTCTTCCACTCACCATGAGCGTCATCAACAACCTTCTGCATATCCTCTGCTTCAGAACCAGAAAGGAGCACTTTTACATGGTACTGACCTTCAGCCTTAAAGGTTGTGTCAGGTACAGTAATATGTGCCCATCTGAATTCTCCTTTAGGAGTCACCGGATATTTTCCAGCCATATTTACCTTTCGTGTGTGTTAATGTTTTGTTGAACCTTAAATGTCCATTTTATGAAAAGAAGTACTCAGAATCAAGAACTCCTTTAATATCTAAATCTCCACGACTAGGTGGAGGTTCTAAATCAGGAATTACATCGTTTACATTATCATAGAAGTCATTGAGAACATCTATTTCTGAGTACATATCCACGAATGACGTTCTAATAGCATCTGCCATACGTGGAACAAAGTGTGCATGTACTCCATACGAATCATGCACTACAGAGAAATCATTAATACCATCTTTTAAACATCTGTTTATAGTTAGTGTAAGTGCAGTTGCATCCATACTATGCACAAAGTTTGGTGACACGCCATTGATTGATCTTCGCTTGTCTATATTCTCTGTTTCCTCAAGTACAGAAGGTTTAATCAGCACATTGTCAATATGAGTTGTTATTCTTCTTGACCTCATGCTCTTATAAATCTGCTGTACCACAAATCCAGATGGTGTCTCCCATATAATAGGAAGATTCTTCTCTGACATAGCTCTTCCGATCTGTTGAAGCCATGCCATAGCTTCTCTGGATTTAATTACTACTTCTCCTATTGCATCCCATACATGTTTACCTACATACAATGATGCCTCATATATATGCTCACCAAATGGATTAACATTCTGGTTACTGAGTATCTTATCATTGATAGCATCTTCTACGTATGCTCTACAACTAAATCTAGTACCACCATAAGGTACTACCATTACTGGTCTCTTGGTTATCTTACGATCTATACCAAATGATAGCCACTCTTTAGAGTATGGTAGTCCATGTTTTGCATCCTCTTTAACCTTCTCAGTTACTACATCTGCTACCATCTGGTATATATCTTGTGGTATTTTCTCTGGAGTAAGGTTCGTAGCTTTACCTCCAATAGTATCTCTGAGCATTGCAGAGAAATGTTGGAGACCATTGTTAGAACCATCGAGACATATGGGTAATTGAGAATCAAATCCATACCCCTCTTTACTAAAGTTAGCCCACTCAAAACACCATGCTAAGAAAGTCCACGGCTCATCAGCATTAGTCCACCACCTAAAATTTAGTGGTTGTTTTGCAGAATTAATAATATTATCAGTGTTTTCCAGTGCCCACTCAACTCTTTCCTGAGATGATACCTTATCAAATCCAAAGGAATTTGCACCATGTACTGCAAAGTAATCCCTCTGTTCCTTATTATTAATAGGAAACTTCTTGGAAAACTTGAGTAGAGACTTAGCATAATCTGGCCCTTGAGGTGTAAGAAAGGAATTAACTGTATACTTTCGACCTCTAAAGTCACATTGGTATACAAAGTAAATATCTTTGTACTGTCTGAACTTTCTAGCCATTGCCATAGTTCTCACCAACTGAATACGTTTACTGGTCATCTTAGCATTCATATCGTGGACAGTCATTGCTTTCTTCTTCCACTTAATGAAAGTATCCAGTTCCTCTGGTGTCATGTCCTTCTTTTTACCTTTAATTGGACTAGGAAGTACCTTATAGTCCTCTCTAGGTGGTAATTTAGCCCATGATTCACCAGTTTCCCAACATCTCTGCATAACTTCTAAGACAGGAACATTAACAGACCACCTAGTACGTTGTAATGCATTGACAGCACCATACTCTAGTGGCATGTGATGATTCTTCATCTCCTCTAGGTACTCTCTGTTCCTAGTCTTAATCAGAGGTATTGTATCAATCCTTTTGGTGTGGTAACCTCCATTAAACGGAGAACTCCAGTCCAACGGAGGTATTACACATGGATAAAAGTATGGATGTAGACCTTCTCCTTCCTTATTCACATTTTCTATCCAGAATAAGGTTGCTTCATTAGCTTGAAGGTATATAACCCTCTTTCTCCTACCAAACTGGACAGTCTTAACTTCCATTAGTCCAGTTGTTTGGATTAATATATCCAATAATTTGCTTCCTAAGTGTAATCTTTCAGTCTTAGTCCACGCCTCATGGTCGAGTAGCTCCAATCTACTCATGGTTCTTATGATATTGTACCTCCTGTACAGTCTATTACTGGTACGTGAGGTTACTTTCTTCTTGATTCTCCTAAATATTTTCCTAGATTCTTCACCTTTGTCCCATAGATCGAACTTAAATTGATCCTCTATTGCACTTGCTAGTTTCATAGCAGTACGTGTGAAAGGACTTCTCTGTGAGACTCCATCTATAGCATACTTTAAGGTGAGATAAGCACATACCTCTGAGTCCATCAAAGCTAGAGTGAGTGCTGACTTCTGGTATTTACCTACCCCACCTGACATTGCTTCCTCTAGAAAGGTTTGGATACCTGTGTTTACTTCATCGAGAGCCTCTTTCATCAGGGTTATACCATAGAGAGTAGTTGACTCTCCACCCCCTTTCCGAGACTCTCGTATACTCTTGTAGTACCTGTCGATACCTAAAGAGTTCATCTCCTTTTCTATTTTATCTTGCTCATCAGCTAGATTCAATTTAGCTCCTCTTTTGTAAGGTTTTTAGAGATAGTTTCGTTG